TACCGACCGCAAAATAACTCGTGTCCGGTCTCGGGTTCCGTAATGCCTGCGGATCGTCCACAGGGTACAAACCGAGAGACAACTGGGGTTGGTCAGGCTCCCAGCACTCCGGACAGACCAAGATATTCACGTTCTTGGTCTTGATCACAATCGACTTCAACTGGCGCAGTTTGTATTGAAACCCGCACCGGTCGCACATCGCAATCGCGTTTTTGCCACTGGCAAACCTGTTTGGCATTAGTAGCCACCCAAGAAGCTCTCACGTGGGACAAACCGCACCGCCGCCTTTTCGCGGTCTTCACCTGCCGCCAAATCCCAAGCCTCGTCATACTGGGCTTTCAGAATCTGCGTACGCGCCTCAGCGCCGGGGATCTTCATCGACAGCATGTAGGCCAGCCCAGCAACCATGCAGGGCAAGAACCGGAACGGAATATCTTGCCCATTCACGCCTGTACCGGGGTCGAACATCCGTCGTAGCCGCGTGTAATACAACGTCCACGTGGTCGAGTTGTCAGGCTTCGGCCAAACCGTAAATTGCGGGTAGACCACCACATCGTCGGCCCCCGTCGCGCCAGTACGCCGGTTGATCCAAATCTGAATCGGGCGACCCGTCGCGTTCTTGTTCGGGATCGACACGTAGGTGCTGGACGAGATACGGCTGATGTTGATGTCTTGCTGATTCAATCCAGACCCAGTGCGGATCACGTGGTCTAACAAATCAACCGTATCTACCGGCAGGTCGTAGGTACCGACGTTATAAGTCAGTACATGGGTGCCTTGCTCCAATGTCCAAAGGTTGATGCCCCGGTTTGACCAGTCCATCAGGAGCAGGGCAAGACTACGCTTCGACGTACGGAAATCATAACCCGTACGCAGTTCAGCACCGCAACGCTCGTAAGCCTCTTCGATGATCGTGTTGAGGTCGAGGTTGAAGTCTGTCGTAGCTGTAGTCTTGTCTACCATTACTTCCTCGCTGTCACTACGTCGTCACCCTTGGTGACGATGACATGATCGCCTTCCACATCGACCCGCATCGGCATTTCCTTCCGATCCAGTTTATCGAGTTTGGTGATGAGTTCCTTAATGACTGCAAACTCAGGCTTCTCTTCCTTCTCGTTTGCACCAGCAATACCGTTCAGCATCGAGATTAGCGCAGTCAACGACGCACCAAGCAGCCCCATCACGGCAGCAATTTTCTCAGAGTCCAGCACAAGACTAGATGCCACACCGATGACAACGATGATCGTAATGTACTTAAGGCCATCCTTGCCGATGGCTTTGCCAGCGACTTCCTTAGCAGACGACTTAGCCTCAAGCCGATTTAACTCGGCCTGAACCTGTGCCTTAAACATCTCGATGTCAGTTGTCTCAGCCACGCTTACTTACCTTTTTGACGATACGCACGGGTTTTTTGCGAGATGCCTTTGGGCTGAGCGACGAACTGCTTGCCTTGGGCTTTTCCTCGGCGCTTTGCTGCGGTAGTTCTGGCGTACTCAGCAGGGCTGAGAGCTTTAATCGCAGCTTCTGGAAGGTATCTTTCACCCGTGTCAGAAGATCGTTTACCACTCTTAGTTCTCCATTTTTGCTGAGTCCAAGCCTTCAATGACTGCTGCGGAGCCTTCATGACTTATACCCGCCGCCCTTCTCTTTGTAGCGTTTAGCCAACAACTGTGCCTTACGTGCCGACCACTGGCCTGCGGCAGTGCCCTGCGTTGCCGAAGCCTTGATGGATTCAAACAAGCTCTTCCGCATACCCGGCTTCGTATAGTTACCGGCTTGGTTGACCTTGCTCTTGACCTTACCGCCCTTGGCGTGGCGGATGGGACGATCAGTACCCTCAACAATCTCGTTATCCCCGCGCCGTTTGGCACGGGGGATTTTCTTCGGACTAATCGCGCCCATGCCTCGGGAGGCCATCATACGAACTTGCCTCGGGTCTTACCTTTCTTAGCGATGCCGTCACCACGGCAGCAAGAGTCCATCTTTCCGCCAGTACGTGCTGTACGTACGTTACGGGTAAAGTGCTTGATGGACTTTTCTCGGTTTTTTTCGTTGATTTCAGCCCGTTTCTTCTTGGCCTCGTAGTACTTCTTAACGAGATCCTTGCTCTCTGCAACACGGCGTTTCTGCTCGTTCTGCTTTTTACGCGCTTCAACTTGAGCCATCTCGTCAGCAAACTCTTCTTGAGCAGCGCCGGGACCGATGATGATCTCTTCAACCTCTCCGCCCTCATCGTACTTCTTAGCACGAGGCTTCGGAGCTTTAGGCATACGTGGCATCTTGATAGACGAAGCCCCAAAGCGGGGCATCTTCTTTTTGAACATACCAGCCGTGTATTTGGGGATTCGCATAGATGCCATGATTACACCATCTTGCAGCGGGTTCGACCCTTCTTGGCGATACCATCAGCACGCTTAGAAACGTTGCCACCCATCGAGTAGGTAACACCGCCCTTGGCGTACTTCTTAACGTCGCCACCGTGCTTCATGCCCTCAGACTTACGAACTTTGTCAAGATTCGCCAATCTACGAGCCGCTTCTACACGGTCAACTCCCATATTCTTCATGACGCCTTCTTCACGACGGCGACCAAAGATGTCACTAAAAGCACGTAAAGGAGCGGTAACACGTTCGCCATAGCTGCTAGTTGGGTCATCATAACGGCCAGAACCAACCCGAGCCGAACCCGGTTTACTGCCGCGACCGCCTGAACGGGCACCGCTAGAAGTTGGCATCTCATTGCGGGTTCCACGCGACTTCTCGCGCAGTTCCTTGAGCAAGCGAAGGTTGGCTTCAGCCGAACGATCCTTCCTATTTTTATAGGCTTCCGGATCAAGTCTGCGAATCTCAGCGCCGACCTTTCCATACTTCTCTTCGTCGGTCATACCGCCTTCGGCCATCTTATTGATTTTGCCGCCATGCTTGAACACGCCACGCCCCTTGAGAACGTCAGCACGAGTAACCTTACCGTCACCCGTCAGATCAGGCATACCGCCGCTTCGCATTTTCTTCACCGGCTTTTCATCCGGCATATCAAGGCTCATGCCCGGAGCAGCTACAGAACGACTGTAAATACCGCGAGGGCTGGTGGGACCAGTTGATTTACGAGTTTTTGGACCACTGCTCATTTGCAAACTCCTCCCATCATCATGCGAATCATTTTGCCCTTGGTCTTGCCCTTGCTGGCAACGCCATCAGCGCCCTTGCGATAGACAGAACCACCGTCCGAATAAGCCATACCGCCACCGGCCATTTTCTTGTTCTTGACCATCGCACGACCCATCGTGTCAGCCGTACGCTTCTTCATAGCGCGACCGGCCTTGTCAGCCATTTTAGATTTCATAGTTCCACCTGATCGAGCAGTTCTAATTTTATCTACACCGGGAAGCGGCGCAGGAGATTGTCCAGAGTCTTTAGGGAACATTGGCCTAGCAGGAGGCCGCGCACTTCTATTTTTGCTCATTTGGATTTACCTTTAAATTTGCGGCCCTTGTCGGCCTTGTTAAATTCCTTCGCCACCTTCATCGGAACGCCGACTTTTTTAGCAAAGGCTGGGTTATGTGCGGCAGCGGCCATGAGGTTACGCTGTGCTTTAGACTTGCTTGGCATTGTGGTTCACCAATCTGTCTATCTTCTGCTCTAACCGATCAAGCCGGTCGAGGAGCATCTGGGCATCGGCTCGGACTTCCGCACGGGTGACATGATCACGAGCCACTTCTTCTCGGGTTCTGTTGAGGAGAATCCCCAACCGTTGAAGTTCAGCGAACTTCTCTTTCACAACAAAACCCAAAACGGCCACGATTCCCGTAAGAACCATGTTCCAGACCAGCATCTCCATTTCAACAGTTCCATGCTCGGAGGGACTTGTTGATACGGCTGTTGGGATCATTGGCGGTCTTAGCACTCGTGAGCTTTTTCTTCATTCCTGACATTCTTGCGCAGAATGATTTCTTACGAGCGCCGCCTTCCGGCTGTGGACGTTTCAGCCCCGGCTTACCGGGGTTAGCGGCGTTATACGACGCCCGTCCCTTGGCATTTAAACCGCCTTTTGGGTTTTTCCCTTCTTTGCGCTGCCAAGCCGGGGTTTTAGCCATAAATCACCATCGTCGAGATTACGGTTGACGGGACGATATAAATACTGGTCTGGAAAAGCAGACCTTCGCCCGGCATAAGAACATAGTCGGGGCTGGACGAAGAAGCCAGCGTATTTACGACGATCTTGACTGGGCCAGAAGCCCCGCCATCCCGAAAAGTCACCGTGCCTGCACCTGTATCAGGGACGATATAAATCGCTTTTACGCGAGAACGTCCAATAACAAGGCTATTTTGATCCAGCAGGTCGCCAGCAGCAACGGCGACCTTACTAGCTAAGACATCTGTTTGCATTGCCATCTTCCTCTCCTGTAATGGGTAAAGGGGGCTAACGCCCCCCTACGAAATCCTTACGGGACGAGACTGGCGTACAGACCGATGTAAAGCGTGGTGCTGCCGATGACAACCGGGATGCGACCTGCCTGAACCGACACCGTACCCGACACCGAACCCGTGGTCAGCTTGGTGCTGCCAATCGTGAGCGTGGTGCAAAGCAGGTTGGTGATGACGGCGGAATCGCCAGCGATAGAACCCTCGAAGCCATTGTCAGACTTAACCGGGCCGGAAAATGTAGTACGTGCCATTTCAAATCCTCACATGCGAGTTGTGTTTACCAGTCTGCATGTCGTCAGTCGGGGCTGTCTGGTAAACAAAATTTTTCCCGATAAACGACTGTATATCACCAAAAAAGAGGGGCTACAAGCCTAGCTAACTTGTAACCCCTCAACACTAGCCCTCTAGGAGAAAGCTATCAGGACGCGCCCGGCGAAGCGAACATGCCCAGCGGGTCCGACCAGCCGAAGCTATAACGCTCGCGGCTCTTGTACCGGACGTTGCCGGTGTCGAAATCGCCGTCCATGCTGTTTTGCAGCGGGGTACGTACGAAGTGCTTCATGCCGTTCGGAACGTCGGTCGTCAAGAACCAAGCGTTCGTGTCGGTCAAGAAGTGGTTTACGGTGTAACCGCCCGGAATCGAACCCATCGCCTTGAGAGCGTTGATGTCGTTGTCAGCGGTCGCAACACGGAGTTCCGTGTCGAGGAGGCGCTTGGCAGTGAACATCAAAGCCGGGGGAACGATGAGTTTGTTAGGCTTCGCCGCGATCAAGAGACCACGTTCGTCGGTCCAACCAGCGATCTGAATAACCGCAGCTTCCAACGAGGTTTCGTTGAGATCCGAGGCCGTCAGACGGTTGCTGTTGGTACCACCCGAAACAAGCGGATGCGAGGCCGAGAACAACGGTTGTCCGTCACCGCCCGTGTAGGACGAAGAGAAGCCATTGTTAAGGACCGAGGCCGCCTTGACCTGCTTCGTGTACGCCATCGCTCGGGCGAGCGCCTTGGTGTATCGCTTTGACAGCGAATCGTACAGGTTGTCTTCAACCGCTTCTTCCGTGATGGAGAAGCCGAGAGCAATCGTCTCGTGGTTGTAACGAGCCGTCCAAGCTTCCTGCGCGTTGTCGTACGCAATGGCTGAGCCTTCGGCCTTGACCGGGGCAGCGGAGAATCCGCTCAGCTTCGTCTCTTCTTCGAAGGAACGCTCGGAGGTCTCAGTCTCGTAGATCTCCTTGTGCTCCTCACCATATTGCTTGTACTCAAGACCGAACAGGGCGTTCAAGCCCGGAAGGAGTTCCTTGAGTAATTGTGCACGTGAAATAGCCATGTCTTAGAACTCCCCTATTAGGTGCCGAGCGGGTTGTAGTAAGCGTGACCACCCACGATCAGCGAAGTGTCCGTAATATACGGAGCGTTAAACTTCACAATGACCTCTGGGTAGTACACCGTACCGCTGGAAACAAACGCCGTGTCCTCAACCACATCAACGATGCGGATCGGCAACGAACGTGTAGTAGCAACCGAGCCAACACGAACGCCCT